GCCGCAGCACCATAACGGTCAGAATCGACAGTTACCTTAATGCCAGCAACGCGCCCGTCAAACTTGACGGTTTTCCTCGTCCTAGCCATTAGTCTCCCCCGTTGCCATATCACACAAAAGCGTCACCTGCCAGTTCAGGGTATCAACCTGAGCGTTACGCACAACCAGCTTCAAGCCCTCAACCCTCGGGTCTGTTGGCATCTCCTCAACACGGACGCGCATACCCTCAGCGAACGACACACGCATCTCCGGCCTGCCCCACATATCACGTGACAAAACCTCATTCTTGTCGATATGCAAAAGCTGCACACGATACGCATGAACACCTGTGACTGTACCTGCCCACTCACGATTACGGGCACGCCAGTCAACATTGGGTGTGATGTTCGCCCAACCCTGCCATATAGGGTTGTTGTAATCAAACGACAAACCAGCCTCTTCAGACCAGCCATACGACAACGTATCCGGCTCAGTGAAGATGCTCACCTTCGTATTAGCCAACAACTGCAACGGATAATACGAGGCATACATGAACAGAGGATGGATATTCGGGTCAATCGACAAGCCCATCAGAAGTTCACCGCCCAATCCACAGGCTCAAAGGAAGGATGCACAACATCGAAACACAAGCTGTTTTCCTCATCTTCCTTCGCCTGCGCGCGCAACTGGCGAGCACGACCAACAATAGCAGACAGCAACTTCGCGCCGTCCGTCTGCTTGTCGTCCGTCTTCAAGACAAGCAGCTGCAAAGCCTTATCCATGCCAATAGCGTCACACGCATCGGCAGCAGCCAGCTTCACATTCCCACCGTTAACAGCGAGCAAAGCCTCAATCTCTTCATCCGCGAAAAGATAACGCGGCTCGTTCCGCAAATCACGCAAGTCCTCCAACTTACGCAAATCAGGAATAAGAACACGCACCTGACCCACAGGCGAAGAAAAATCAATATCACTCATAAAACCAGTATAGCAAGACCCCGTGACCAAATGGGCCACAGGGTCTTGCTACTCAGCTAACCGATCAGGCAGGTGCAGGTCCGCCGTGCGAGCCAATGACACCATCATAGCGAACAATGCCAGCACCAGTGATCTGTCGGATACGGACTTCGACATCATCATTGTCGAACGAACCCTCATAGGGGTTAACGTCGCCGCCACCGATCATCTGACCAGTCTTGTTGTGGATACGAAGCTCCGGAGCCTCACGGCCCAGCATACCCGTCTTCGCAAGGACGGTCTTTCCGTTAGCACGACCACCCTTCGGAAGAAGAACCCACGCCTTCTCGCCACCAACAACAGAGATCAGATCAGAGGTAACAACCTCCAAGTCCTTCAGAGGATTACCCTTGATCTCAGTGCGCTTACCATTCTGAACACGAATCTCGTTAATCAGAGTGTAGCCCTTAGCAACCTCAGCAAGAGCGGGGTTGGTGACAAGCACGAAGCCCTCCGGGACATAAGTCGAGTGACCATCACGGATAGTGGCGAGCGCCTGGAAACGGGCCGCAACAAGAGCATCAAACGACAGGGGCGCGTTCTTGGTATTAACCCCAAGACCAGCAGCACCGCCCGTGATCTCTTCTGGCAAATCAGTGGTATTAAACTCGGTCTTGTTCGCTTCATTAAACACGTCTTGACGCAGAGACTTGGTCGTAGGGTCAAACAGCTGAAGCAGAACCAGCAAGTCCTCAGTACGCGCGGCAATAGCAGCAGCATCCTTCGGGAAACGGCTAATTACGTTCCACTCGTCGTTAATAAACGACTCGAAGCTAAACTGGAATCGGGCACCATGCTTAGCAGTAGTGATAAATGCACCATCGGCCTGGTACGACATGGTGGGGTAAGGGGTCAGCTCCGGCACATGAGGCAACGTGCCCACAGGGTGCTTGTAGCCACCATTGTCGATAGGGGCCGTGGTGGAATCAGGCTTCAGCGACAGAAGCGAGGCAGGACGGAAGTCCGTCAACAGCTCCTTCGTCGCAATCTTGTCCCAAATCGTCTTATGAGCATCGAAGTACTCCTGGAAACGAATGTTCGCAGCCTTCACGAACATAGGGGCCAGCTGATCAGAAGTGACAGCCTCCTTCAGACGCGCCTGCGCGAGACGGTCGCCTGCAAGAGCTTCAGACAGCTGAATGTTGAACTCTTCCTGGTTCTTAAAACGCACTTTAGTTGCCTCCTATCAGGCGTTCTTTGCAGGCGCAAGAACAACCTGCATCTTCTGTTCGGTAGCAGAAGCAGCAAGAGGCTCCTTCAGCCAACCAATAACGACATCGGCACCAGCCTTAACGGTCGTAATCTCAGGCTTGGTAGAGCCGCCAGTCGCAGCCTTCGCATACACAGGCGCACCCGCCTTCGCAGCGGCAACAGACTTGCCAACAAGCTCAAACACGCCGCCAGCAACACGCACGGAGGCATAGCCAGGGCCATTCAGACCATAGGTAGGAGCAGTCAAGACATCGGCAAGAGGCTGCTCAGCCTTGACAGGCATAGGACCAACCTTCGACTGAAGGATACCAGCAATGCCATTGTCCTTGTTGATCACAACAACATCACCAGGGTTAAGGTGAGCCTGCTGAGCATCGACAGGGAGGGAGAGAGTCTTAGAGTACTCAAAAATCTGGTTGTCCTTGACAACCGGAACACGAATAGCGTTAACTGCCATTATGCTCACCAACCAATCTTTCCGAACGATTCCTTCAGAGAAGTCTCAGTGGACTTATCGACAACAGGGGTAGCCGTCGCAGCGACAGCCTCCTTCAGATACGCACGCTCAGCCTCAAGCGCCGCGTCAACATCCGCGCCACCCTTCACAGCCTCACGAACGCGGACGACAGCCGCCTCCGGCAGACCGGACTCGGCAATCTTCTTACCAGCCTCAATAGCCGAATCGACATCAACCGATGCCTCTTCGACCTTCTCAGCAGGTTCCTCCACCTTGGCCTCCTGAATCGCGGCCATAGTAGACTCTAGCTTAGAGCCGATAGCTTCAACAAGAGAAGCGATCTCACCCTTCAGCTCATCGAACTTGGACTCAAGCAGCTTTTCGTCCACAGTTCCCTCCTTAATAGAATTGTTGTTCCTATTTGATTCTAGCAGATCAACAATGCCACCACCCGCACCAGGCGCGGTAACAAAGTCAACCGACCTAACGCCAGCAAAAACAGGAACAACACCTGTTTCCGCAATTGGCTGGTCGCACCAAGCATTAATGGAAACACCAATATATTCCCACTTATCCTTGATAAGCTCATTCACCCCAGAAAACACCTTACACACAGTGTAGAGTGCCCCATCCTCACCAACTGTCGCGTCTTCAAGAAAGACACCAGCATAGTCACGAATAGAACGCTCCGGGCGCTCCCATTCCTCGGACTCAGTTGGGTGGTCGATAAACATTTCCGTGCCAGCCTTAAACAGGTGAGCAGACTCAGCCAAGTTCTCAGAAGTGTAAATACCACTAGAACCCTGGCCCGGCACGATAATACGGATGCGGTACTTACCCTCACCAAGAGACTCAGTACCGACAGCCGCTGTTGACTCATGCAACTTATGCATCAGTCCCCCTATCCCGGTTGTCGTTCGTTCCATCAGACAACGGGCCTACACCCGTTGCGCGTCCGTCCTCGTTGTCCTTTGCTGCCGAGTCTTCTTCACCCTCAGCCTCATTCTCAGAGGGCAGTTCAGGCAAATCTTCCAAAGGCAGAGAGCCAGCAATCTTCAAGAGCTGCAACACACCGGAACGCATTTCAACCTGATGCAACGCACCATTCTGGAACGCCAGCGTCAAAGACTGAATACGGCGGTGCGTCTGGTCATTATTGATCGAACCGTACTCGATCTGCACCTTAATACCGAGAGCAGCAGCAATCTCATTCAACATGTCGATATGGAGTTGACGACGCAATTCCAACGCCTTAAACGTCGGGTCTTCAAGCGCAGTCTCAGCACCCTGACGACCGCCTGCGGAACCATCTGTCAACAACACCGACAGAGGGATGTCGAGCGCAGCCGACACCATAGACGCAAGAGGCGTACCAGCCGAGAAATCAATCCCAGCGCCAGCCTTATTAATTGCCTGAATATCCTGCCCAGCACCAATGTTCGCAGTGCCACCGACACCGGGACCAGCCATACGCTGCTGAACGGCCTGTTGCTGCTTAGAAGTAACGCTCGTTGCCTTAAAGGCCAGCTTAGCGAGAGACTTCTCCATGAGGTGCGCGACCTCAAGATGCTCCTTGTACTTCTGTGCATACGACATAGCACTCATGAGATCAGGCTTGCCGTACTGTTCAGCAGCAAGGCGATTCACGGTCGCATACACAGCCGTCAAGCGCTTGTTCACCTTGTAGTTAGACTTGGTGATCTTCACTCTCACACGGTCCCACAGCATATACCACTGAGGCTCACCGCTTACGACAGGGTTGATCAGGAGCGCAACGACATCACCTGTCGCATCATCAGTAGCCACACCAGCAAGCCGCATCAACGGAACAGGTGTAACAGTCTTTGTCGCCTTATCCACAAGATAAATGACGCAACCGTCAGTGTTGAAAGACTGCTCATCACGAACACGCGCCTGCACACTGAAACAAGCCTTCGCATTTTCTTCGATTACCTTACGGGAGGGTCCAGTAGAACCCTTGTAGACAACAGGGTCGCCCCACATGTAAGCGTTACGTACAACCAAGCCGCGCTTCACAATAGGGTTAAGAGTAGCCAAACGGCGCGCACGCGCCGAATGGTCCCTAATCACATCAAGAGTAATCAGAGAATCGGGGCCTTCGACAGCAGACAAGGGCAACCAGCCCACATCTTCTCGCTTGAGACGCGCTAGGGTATCAGAAAAAGACCCTAGCGCTTCTTGGAATGTCTGCTCATACTTCATGCTAATTATCCTATCACGCTAGAAATACAGACAACTCTTCCTCGAACATGAAGTCCAAGAGGTCATCTTCTTCTAGTAGATCATCAGGCGAATAGTACTGACCTTCTGAATCACCGGCCATAATGGCTCCAATATTCTGGTACGCATAAATGACAGCATCAAGAACGTCAGGCGACTTAATGCCACGCTTGCGCATATTTTCCTTCGATTCGATGAGCATTGCTGACCCACGATACTCGTACTTAATCGAAGCAATTTCATTGTGGAGTTCATCGTCATCGGGCAGGAAGACACGACCATCAGCGACAGCCTTAGCGAACTGATCGTACATAGCGGCGCGATAGTTGTACCACTTAGTGCTATCACCGGACTTCGCGTTACCGTGAATACCAATGACAGAAATGTCAGCGGGCACGAAATTGTAGATACTATCGAGAACGGATGCACCAACACCGATAGCGTCAATACGAATCTCGACAGCCCCGAGTTCGACTGCCAGCTCACCAACCTTACGGGCAAGCTCAGGGCCATTCAAGCCCTGGTAACGTCCGTGAATCGTAATGTAGCCACCTCGGTTAGACACGATCACTGAGCTGTCGGACCCATAACGGGCAACGTCAACACCGAGAACAATCGGCATACCCTCGTCAGGTTCAGAAGTGTCGTACGCCTCCATAGACTGCATGACACGGCCCATGTTGAACAGGCCGTCGTCAGACACGTCTGGGAACTCACCGAGGACACGTGCTACGAAACGGGGGTCATCCTCTCCCCATTCCTTCTTACGTGCCTCAACCCAGTCAACCTGCACAAGACGAGTCGCAACCTCGACAGGTACGACCTCACCCGTGAAATTAGGCGTGTCGTACGCGCCGAACTGGATGATGTTCCAGGAGCGCTCTTCAGGCTTCAGGCGCATCTCCCGCTTGAACACCTCGGCCATGTAGCACGACGGGTCGTTAGGGTTAGCAATAGCCAAGATGCGCGCATACTTGTTGGTCGTGATTGCGTCGGCTGCGGTGAAGATTTCCTTGGAGATGCCTCCTGCCTCATCCATAATCACGAGGACGTACTGGTCGTGGACACCTTGAAAACCCGACTCGTCCTTATCGTCCGGCTTCATACCGAAAGCGATAGGGTCTTGTCGGTCTCCCATCTTCCATGTTGCGTCGGCGTTAACCTTGCCACCAATGCCAGCGTCGGCCTTGACACGAGGAATCTCTTTCCACAGGACGTTGCGGACCTGTTTCCAGTTTGTCGCCGTCGTGACGACTGTCGTATCATCGACAGGATGAGTGTCTACCCACCAGTTGACGAGGGTAGCTGACAAACGCGACTTTCCCACACCATTGCCAGTAACCACAAGGGTTTTCTGATGTTCAACAACAGACTGTGAAACTTCACGCTGCTTCGACCACATGAACAGGCCGTGGTCTTCAGCCCACTTGGCAGGATTATTACGCCACACTTCAAGACGCTGGGCATCAGAAAACTTCTTAGCGACAGCACCGAAAGGCAGCATTACTCACCCTCAACTTCTACAGTCGCCTCAAGCAACGCAGCTGGTTTCGACACAGCCTGAGAGAACCAGTCAGCCTTGTTTGTCTCCAAGGCCTTCCTAGCCCCAGCCGACAGGTGCGGGTACATGAGAGCTGTGTACTCTTCCAACACCTGATTAGTAAACGACAGCATGATGTTCACTTGTTTCTCTTCGATCACACGAATCTCATGAGTCACCGTCTGACGCTTCAGGTTTGCAACCTCGGAGATTTCACGCAAGACAGCAAGAACAGCCTGAAGATTCTGGCCCCAGTTACCCTTCTCGTCAGCAAGACCAAACATCTCGATCTGGCTGTAGGCCATGTCAACAAGTGCATCAAGACGATCAAGCTGCTTGATGCGCATATTACGGGGCGACAATTCCTGTCGGCTGTCGTAGTACGACTGCTCAATGACGAACAGCTCTTCAGATGTGAAGCCTGTCGCCTGAATGATCTTGTTACGCTCCGTGCCACGTTTCAGCAGCGACAAAGCCGTGTCGCGCTTGCCACGCAGCTCCGGGTCATCACTCGTCAGCAAATCGCGCGAGTTCGTCTTGGATACCATCAAGCACCTCCTTCACAGCCTTCTGAAACTTGTTGTCCAAGTACACGTAAGTACAAGCAGCACCGGCAATCAAGCCAGCAGCGAGACCAACCAAAAACCAGGCAATGAGCATTAGTCCTCCTTTGGAACGGAAGGCAAGTCTTCTACCTTCACACCGGCCTGAACAGCCGCAACACGCACCGCATAAGCGTGTTCCTTCCACAGGAACGCTTGCGTACGCAAATCAGCTTCAAGATCATCACGGGCTTCTTGAATCTCTTGAGCCTTCTTATATCTGTCGATGCACAGATCAATAATAGCCTTGATAACAAGGGTTACGGCTGAGCAAACGAGGCCCACCAATGCCGTGTTCATAAGCTAACTCCTTGTTACTCACTAACGGTTGACAAGTATTCTTCCCTTGTCTTATTGTACCGTTCCTCAGCCTCTTCCAGCTTGCTCTTCGGCAGGACTCCGGGGCGATACGAGTAAGGCCACACACGCAGAGCACGCGCAAAAAAGAACAACGCGATAATTACTGACAAAATAATAACATGCAACGGCCAACGCACATGTGCCGTAGTCAGGACCAATTCGTTAATTGACACAAGCATGATGCCAACGACAGATGTCAAGGCCGCTGGACCTTCCAACCACCACGAACCCAGCCACGCTGAAGGCGCACCCAAAACACCAGATACGAGCATTAGTACTCCGGCAAGACTAATCACCCACGGCAGAGAGTCGTAGCTTGTAAGGAACCCAATACCTGTAATAGCGATAGCCGTGTAGATAACCACCATGACGGCAGTTACCGACCTCGGCTCGCTCATCGAACTCAGCAACTTCTTCATGAGGCCATTATAGCGAAAACCCCCTCACTGACATCAGCAAGGGGGTTTTCAGTTGTTATGTCACTCAGCGTCAGGAGTGCCATACGACGGAGCCGTATAAACACCGCCAGTGTGAACAGTTGCGATAAGGAAACCGATCACAGACAGGACTCGTTCGATCACCTGAGACCACTGCTCCCAGTTCTCAGCAGTCCAACCACCGTAAGCGACACCAACCATTCCGATAGCCGCAAACACTGCGTACAGTGCCTTGCGACGCTCCGGGGTCAACAAGTACCACTTAGTACGGTCAGTGGTCAAGACTTCATTAGCCATGAAAGTTCCTCCTAAATCGAAGTTACTTAGATTCTACCAGCTTCACGATGCCGTCAGCGTCCTGTTCGACAACCAGCTTACCGACAAGCAACTTACCGTCCTCACCGAAAATCGAGCACGCACCATCAAGGCGCGTCTGAGCGAGGCCGACAGCCATAGAGCCGTCCTTAGTAAGGAAGTAATCACTGCCCTTGTACGACAGCCACCCGGTACGCATAGCACCGTTTTCCTCAAGGAAGTACCACTTGCCCTTGACGAGCTGCCAGCCGGTCTGCATCTGGCCCTTGTCGTTCAGGAGGAACCAGTTTTCACCGATCTTCTGCCAGCCAGTCTCCATCTCGCCGTAGCGCGAATCGTGCATATCGTGCAGGAAGTACCAGTGGCCGTCGATATGCTGCCAACCAGCCTGCAACCAACCCTTCTCGTTGGCATAGAACCACTTATCGTTCACAGGGAACCAGCCAGTCTCCCAGCCACCATCCGAGGTGCGGTACCACCAGCCACCATCCTGCGACACCCAGCCCTCAGACTGAGTGATCTCAGCATCAAGGTTGTCATAGTACGCCTGAGCCTTCTCCATGTACTCACCAGCGTACTTATCCCGCAAAGACGCGGGGCAGGCAGTCGAATAGAAGTCTGAGTGGGGAAACACGTTGACACGCCACTGCGGACGACCAAGACCATACGCACGACACAGGGCCGCAGTCAGGTGCGCACCAGCATCAAGCGTCGCTTCACCAATGTCCCAGCCACCCTCAGCACCAGTGGAGTTAGCGTGCTCAATGCCAATCGAACACGAGTTAACGCCGGGGCAGTGCCAGGCCGTGTCCTTGTCGTGGACGAACTGTGCGGTGCTGCCGTCAATGTCCACGTTGTAGTGCGCAGACGTGCCATTATGGTTAAACGCTGCAAGGACACCACCATGCGACATAGCCTTGCCAGCGTTGTGGTGGACGATAACACGGTCAAGTGCTCGACTACGGCCCTCATCGTGGTTATCGCACCACAGGTTGTAGTCAGCGATCAGATTATGCCAGTCAGTCACTATAACTTCTCCTAATCTCCCAAGGACCGAAGTCCTCATACTCGGAGATAATCATATCAGTGAACACCTGGATACCCTCTTTCGTGACATACACCTGGGGATGCGAGTTTCTACCGTTCTTATAGACACGCCAGATACCAAGCAGTCCTTTGGCCTTTTCCGTAGGCTCGCTAATATGCCGACCCTTCTTCAGGTATCCTTCACGGCGCAGAAACCTAATGACCTTCGTAGAGCCAATACTTGGAATCTCTTTCCTCAGGCTCTTACCGAAATCTCGCAAGCTAATTTCTTCCATCACACACCATCTACATCAACGAAATAGTCTGCAAAGGGGTTGTCCCCCGGCTCGCTGAACTCCATGTTGATAGTTGCTGCCTCGGTGTCCATCGGGCGCAGAACCTCCTTCGGCTGTCGAACTGACTTGAAGATAAGGGTCCAGTCAATAGGCATGTAGTCACCCAGCAAGATCATGTCCTTGATCGTCAGGCTACCATTCATCAACTTAGAGCGGTAATACTGTGCAGAAGAGCCACCAAGCAGCTTTCCGTCATTCGTGATCGACAGGCCTGCGTCCTTGAACTGACTCATCACGAGCTTACGGACGAACTCAACACGGGTTTCAACATCCTGTGGGTACTTTTCTGGGCCACGCGCTGCACGGGCCTTAGCCATGCGGGCGCGTGCCTCTTCGAGCTTCACAGGGTCGGTAATTTTCATTCTTTCACCTCATACTTCTTCAAGAGGTCGGGTCGGAACCCAGACCAGTGTTCCTTAATTTGCGCACCTTCACGCACAACGACGACAGGTGCTTGCTGATAACCCAGTGCGCGGATAAATGCCAGTGCATCTGCGTCTTCCGTTACGTCGGTGCTATTGAACGGCAGTCCCAGCGCCTTCAGCTTGCGGTACGTCGCCGTACACTGTTGGCAGTTGGGCTTGGAGTAGACGTTGATGTTCATTCTCAATTGGCCTTTCCGGTTGAACCAAAGCCACCTTGACCACGCTCACCGGCTTGGACAGGTGGCTGTGCGTAGAGAGCGGATGTGCCCTCTAGCTTGACGATGATAATTTGAGCGACCCGTTCATGTTCTTCGAGAACGACAGGGGTGTCTTTACTCATGTTCCACAGTGGAACGAGAACTTCGCCCTCGTAACCAGCGTCGATGACACCGACACCATTAGCGAGTAGAAGGCCCTTCTTGCTCAAGGAAGAGCGGGCAAAGACGAGTCCGACAGAACCGTCAGGAATGTCGAACTTAGCGGGGTAGTAACCTGTCTGCACGAGGATAACTTCACCGGGATAGATGATGACAGGCATCTTCGTGGACAGGTCGAAACCAGCATCGTTATGGTGCTGTCGTACTGGTCTCATTTTTGCTCCTTTCGTTGAGTACAACCATGAGTGCAGCGGCTTTAGCAAACTTCAGTGTGCTTGGTGCTGCAATGCAGTCTGTGATAACTTCGTCGGCTAGTTGGCCGAAGTCTGTTTCTAGGGCGCTATAGTGCTCGTACCATTTGTTGATGTGTTGTCGGCTAATGCCCATGTATGTGTCTGGGTCGCCGCTTGTGACACTAATACGAGAGTCTTTGTCCCAAATATAGTTCAGGTCTTTGAGGTCCGGCACGTGCGGGACTAACTTGTTTGCGTAATTGTTATTCCGGCTCACGTACTGACTCAGGCAAATGACGACATCATTGAATCGCGGCTTTGTCTTAGTCTCGCCGTACCACCATTTGTAGATGCTGTCGATGAGCTTTTCTGCTGTTTCGTCTAGTTTCACAGGGTTGAACTTTTTGACGCTGGTTGGCTGCTTCGCAGCCCTGTCAGAGTAACTAAAGCTGCTGCGGCCAACTCGCTTGAGCCACGTTTCCACAACCTTACTTGGGTCTGTCATTGTCCCTCCTTTCTACGCAGTCAATATTAGTACGTGTTAGTGTAGGCTACAAGCGAAACTGGTGTGACCTGTGCCACACTGTGTTTTGGGTAAGACAGAGCGCCAGCACTAAACAGCACTGGCGCTCTGCCCTGTTAGGAAGGAGGCTTCTAGTGTATCACTCAGATATGGTCGTTGCCAAATCGACCGGCACGCCAGGCGAGGTAGCAGGCCAAGGCACCACCACCGATTGCAATAAGTGCAATCACGATAGCCTCAGATGCAGCACCCGTCTTAGCGAGCTTGCCCTGTTCTGGTACGACAGCCGGGGCAGGCGTAGGGGTCGCAGACTGCGGCTCATCCGAAGGGCTAGGTGCCGGAGAAGGCTTCTCAGACGGTGCAGGAGCCGGAGTAGTCTTCTCGGAAGGAGCTGGCGTAGGCTCTTCAGAGGGCGCAGGAGTCGGCTTCACATAAGGCGTAGGCTGCGGGGCAGGCGTAGAAGGCTCCGGCGTAGGCTTCACAGAACCATCACCATTCGTACCACCATTGCTCTTAACCGTCGCCGTAGCTTCGAGCTTCATACCATTCACCTCAGCACGGTTAGTCGCAGAAGTCTGGCCCTCGGGAACGACAGTATGCTCAGGCGGGTAGACGACACAGGTCTTAGCACCATCCGGCGAAACGAACTTGATAGTGTTCTCATCGATCTGCGTAGCAGTAACGGTCTCGGTCGTATCCGGGTTCCACGTATCCGACTTCGCGCACTTCACGGTCGTACCCAGCTTCGCGTCAAAGTCTTTCACGGTGTACTCGACACCACCCTTAGCAATCCACTTAATGCCCCAGCTGATAGTCCCATCAGCGTTAGACCACCCGAACTTCACGTTCTCCGGGTTAGCGTACTCATAATGGGCCGGGTTTGCACAATCGTTGGTGCAGACCCCCTCACCATTCTTGTCACCCCAGATGAGAGTCTTCGCGGCCTTACCATTCAGCGTGATCGTACCCTCAGTGGTGCCAATTGCACCACCCTGAAGGCGAGCGCGTGCCCACCACGTGCCCTTGACGTTCGTCTTGTCCTTGTAGGCTTCAGGAATCTCAGTGACCTTACAGGTCAGCTCTGCCTCGTTGGCTACACACTCACCGACGACAGACCCGTCATCGAGCGTGAACGGAAAACTAGCGTTCCAGACGAACGGGGCCTTACCCTCATTCGGCACCGTCGAGACAGTGAACTGCTGGCCGACAGCCAGCTTCTCCACGGCCCAGGTGCCACCCACGTTGACCTCGGAAGAGGTCTGTCGAGACGAGGACGTGGCCTTTGTGACCTCGGCCTTGATCTCGGTGTTGTCGGCAGCATTGGCAGTAGCAGCCGCCGCAGCAATCATCAGTAGTGCGACACCAGTCGTCGCAAGAAAACGCTTCATATTGAACATTCCTTTCGTAGTTGTTCGGCCTGACAACTTGAGTGTAGCTGACAGGCCGAACAATCCACAACAGATAATCGTGTGACTCTACTCACACATATAGTATCATCCCCCTACCGAGTGTTAGTCGATAGGGGGATGAGTCCTCATGAATTATGAACCCTCATGTAAGGCCGGTACCCGAAAGGACGAACCCCTCAGTTACCTATCCCTGAGATCAGAGGCGCGCTGTCTCAGGCCGACAATCACAGATGGTCGAACGGACGCTGCTCCAAAATCTCTTCCATCTTATGCCCCGGAACGGTGTAAACGCCGGGCGAGACGACACCATAGGTCATGGGCTTGATCATGGTCACAGGTGCCTTCTCGACAATCCCCTGGTCAAGCAGAGCAATCAGCTCAGCGTCTTGGGTGGTGATCGTGTAGACACCAGTACGGGCCTCCTGGGTAATGGTCGTCTTCATCTCGTCGTTCTTGACGACGGACGAGTACGCACCCTCGAAAGCCTTACCGAGCTTGACAGCAAGATCGACAATGCTCATGGTTACTCCTTGGTTGTCGTTGTTGTTACGAGGACAGTGTATCAGTCCTGGATGACATCGAAGTCTCCACCCAGTTCCGTAAGGATGGTTGCTAGCTCCTTATTACTGAACTTATCACACCAAGTAGTTATCCAGTATTCCTTGTAATCATCATTACCAGGGACGCCTTCTTCAACATGGAGGAAGTAGCTACCCTCTGCTGTGATCACACAAGGCCCGATAGCGCACTGTTCGAGATCATATTCTTCGCCGTCCTTGTCCCTAACCACAGTGCTGGACTTAGGCTTTTCTTCCTCAAGTTCGACACCCAGCTTAGGTGCGATCTTCTTCAACAGCTTATCGGCAAGTTCGTCAAACTGTTCATCATTCAGCATTGTTAGCCCCCTTCAGCGCCCAATCGAGTTCTTCATTGAGTTCTTCCGCATTGATGCACCACTGTGCTGCCTTAATGACATCCTGTAGAAACTTCTCCCAGAAGCGCTCATCCGAAAGCCAAGTGTAGCTCTCATTTTCTTCAATAAGCTCTGTCGGTTCCTTGAACTCAACGTCATGCAACCAAGCAGTGAACACAGGAAGATTGATGTCAATGGTCGTAAGGTGCCCCCAGTCGGACCACCAGCCCTCGATAGTATAGCTATCACCGAAACTGGTGGTAAAGGTGTACTCAGGGTGGTCGAGCATACCTGTATACATACACATATCGCACGAACCGTCAGTGTCTTCGTAAGTATTCGAGTCGAAGTCAGTAAGTCGTAGCTTCATTTTGTTTCTCCTTTCATTAGAACTTGTAGACAGTGATTAGGAAATCATCGTCATCCTCGTGTTCGCGGATGAGGTTTGCAAGGGCTTCTGAGCTGAAGTGTTTACCAGCAGACGAAACGAACAAACCTGCCATTGGGCCAACACAATCGGCTCTAATGCCCATGAAGATCACTCCACAACCATTGTCAATAACACAATTTGTCTTGATGAGTTCAGACAGATCATGAACGACACCATCCTTGTCCACGATCTCAGTGTTGCTTAGTTCTTCAATAGGCTTGATACCCAGGATGTCTACCAGCTCCGCAATCTTGCGGAAGGCTTCTCTCGTCTCAGCATCAAATCGAATAATAGTCATTTTTGTTTCTCCTTTCTGTCGTGCTGCTACAGGACTCGAACCTGCCCCTCTGAGACTTTCCCAGTGTGCTCACCACATAACACTAAGCAGCTTGTTACCTGACCAGGGCAACCCAGCCGTTCGATGAGGGTGTCTTGGTCATGACACTTTGTGCTATCGAGCAAACCTCATCGTCAAGCGCTCCCAGACTAGGACTCGAACCTAGTCCGACAGGGCCAAAACCTGCCGTGCTGCCATTACACTATCTGGGATAAAGCCAGGAAGTCCCGGAGGACTCCTGGCAACTAGATGTCACATACCAAGCATGTGGCTATGGGCAATACTGCCCAGTCGGAATGGTGAGACTCGAACTCACGACCCCCTGGTCCCAAACCAGGTGCGCTACCACTGCGCTACATTCCGTTGGAAGGGGTGCTGTTGACTGACGAAACAAAACCATCACACAAAAATTGTCAGCCCTAGGGTGCTACCCCGCACGTGACCCCCGTCACGGCAACCGGCACGTCCGCTTGATCAGAGCGGCAGGCGGCTATGGCCTAATCATCCAGCATCGTCCGGTGCTTGGTGGTCCCCTCGGTGAGAGTCGAACTCACACTCCTTTCGGAACCCGGGTTTGAGCCGAGCGCGTCTGCCTGTTCCGCCACAAGGGGGTGGTGCCTCTGAGTTGAAGCGACAATTGTTAGTTGTTAAGGCTCAGAGGCTATTCAGTTGTGTTGTGTTCAGTATAGAGTCGCAATTTCTAAGTTGTCAACTCCATACTAAGTGATGTGTGTCATGGCTTGTAGTGCACAGCCACACGACGGCTACCCGTCATCATGCCGACAGGTAGGAACCCAAAAAGCTGAGTGCTTGTGTAGAACTCTTCCAAGGTACACGCACACCAACCGCTCGAAGTACGGACGTAGGTTTCCAGCGACCCGCCGAGAACAGTGCCCAGAGGGTAGTTCTCAAGGTCAGTAGGGGACTTGATTGACTCGAACTGCATCATTCCAACCCAGGGTCGATGACAGTAGCGATATAGTCGTTATCCTCGTACTCGTTGATGAGTTCATTAACAAGGTCGAGATCGCTCCACAGCTTCTTAGGGACTGCTGGGGCAGTACGAACCCAGTAACCGTCATTGACCTTCAGGAATGGGCCAAGAGTACCCGAGATAACGACACTGCCTCGGTCGGTGATAGCCGAGAAGTCCGAACAAGAACAAATATCCCCAACATTCCCCAAGCCGTTTTCCTCAACGAACCACACCTTCAGCTTGGTAATAGGCATATTGCGCAGCTTCATGTAGTTAGTCTGCGTTTCGTTGTAGAGCTTAGTAAACTCATTGTTAGCCATTATCGTTCTCCTTTGCAAGTTCGATCAGTGCTTCAACGTAGGACTTCACCTTGAACCAGTCCTTATCTTCTCTTTCTCCGGGGCGCTCGCAAGGGTGCAGAGGTTCAATACTATCGTTGTAGCACTTCTTAGCAACCGAGTAAATAGCCTTTACGAATTGCAGCTCACCACTGTTCATAACCACTCTCCCTCTTCTAGTTCAGAATATTTCCAACTCCCAATATTTCCGTACGTAAACTCAATGACGCAATCTTCTCGCCTACGTCGATGTGAAGCCCTATGGCTCGCAATACCCAGGTAGTTAAACTCCCTATCACAGGTATAGCAATAGCAGTCCTTAGTCACCCGTGCTCGCATCAGTCCTGCCTCTCCACAAAAACTTCATCCGTTTCTGGGTACCAATAGATGTTGACACAGTGTTCTTCACCTTCAAGCATCACGTCAGCGCTGATGCTAACAAAGGGAGGCTCGTCGGTATCAAACACAGTACCTACAAGTCCAGTAATCATTTTGTTCTCCTTTCAATTGCTGATGTATTTATACTAATGTGCTCTGCCCACACTTGTCAACAACTAACAACGTGACATGTACCACATCATTGTGAGGGTAAATAAAACCCCTGTGCCTCAAGCCAAACACAGGGGTTTTATCGGATCAGAGATCCATCAACTGGTAATGACCAGTTTAGCACAGCAACAATCCGGTATGCAACACTAGTTGAGCGTGAAGTGGGTCGCTATATAGAGGCCACCAATAAATCAGCGACATCATAAGGTGTTTCACCCTTGCCGGGATACAACTCAGCGAGGGTGTTGCCAAAGTCCACACCATCAAAGAGGCCAAGCTCATTAGCAACTGACACGATAACCTTGGCCTCCATCAGTTCCTTCAGATCGTCTTCAAAAACGCCATACTCACCAATACCGATGTACCTCATTCCGTCAATCACGGTAGCACCTTCCATCCTTCGCCGTCTCCGATCTCCTTTTTCAACTCTTCATCAGAGTGTGCTTGATTAGTCCACAAGTCCTTCGCGTGGACCCAGTAGTCTTCCATGTCTTCACCGATGGACTTTAGATAACGAACGTCATCAGGACTAATCAGCACAGCTCCGGGTGCAAGCCGATGGAACGGAATAGTCAACTCACTGAAATTGATAATCATTCTCGATTCTCCTTTGCTTCAACAAGACGATACTTAGCAATCGCATAGTCATCCTTTTCTTCTCGGGCAAACTGACCGATACGACCAATACCACCCCAGCCCATCTTCTCAGACAGGTAAGCGTGAACGAGTTTGTACTTCTTACCGCTACCAGTCTTGATGCTGCCCGTCTTCTTGTTGAAAATCACGTAGATTTCCTCAGCAGGTTCAATCATCAGTTCTCATCTCCGCTCGTCTGAAGGTCGATATCCGGCAAAAGAGTTTCAGGACGGAACGCAACCTTGTAGTGGAACGTATCGACATCAGAGCCGTCCATCTGCTCCACGAAGTACGTCACATTATCCGAGATACCCAGATAGTGCTTCTTGTACTCACTGTCGCCCGTCTTGCAGGTGACTTCCAGCTGGTTGTCTTCCTTGTCCTTCGTGATCGAGCACAGCCCTTCGATGCTCAGAAGATACTTATCGGTGATGCCATTGACGAACACAATGCGTCGCATCACCTTGAAGTTGTCGCTCTCATAGCTGATATTCCGTGAGGCAGTATCAGCCGCGTTACACGCAGCCAGTGAAAGCGCCGCAGCAACAGCAACGACAGGTGCAAAAATCTTACTCTTCTTCATCATTTCTCCTTAGACGTGAACACCATAGTAAAAGACACAACCAGCAAGGCAAGCAAGAGACACACAGAGCATAATCGTGCCAGCCGCAACAACCTTAGCGCCCCAATTGTAGACCTCATCGAGCATCATCCCGAGAAGTACCACTGCGAAGCCGAGGATAAACAGTCCAACAGCAAAAGTCAACATTACTTCTCATCTCCCTTCTTCGTAAACAGTTTCATAAAGTCGTGATCGTCTTGATATTCCTTCAAGAAGATGTTGTTTGCGACAGCCAGCAAGCCAATAGGCTTGAGATCATTCTCCGTATCCAGGAAGAAGTTACGGTACTTGATGAACCGACCGTCCAGAACTGTCTCACCGTTCACAGCATCCCGGCACTTTTGCAGCGCATTGTTGTGTCGCTCGGCAATGTCGTTGATCTCCGGTTGACGGAAAGTGACCGACATTGCCTCCTTCTTCAAGTGGTTATGGCCCTGGATGGTGGAGACAAAATCAGGTGTGTCTTCAGAGATGAAAGAATCATCCGAAGGGATAAACCAAGCATCATATGTCTTTACAAAGCTAAATGTGCCTTCCTCGAAAAACTCAAGGTCAACAATCCAACCGGCAGGAAGTTCATCCAGAGCAGCTTCAAGCACCTCCGTGTTGTGAACCAGGTCAATGTGGTCGGTATCAACTGTTACTAGCATTTCTTGTTCTCCTTTTCATAACGTTCAATACTGGCAAAACCATCGAGGATGCCAAGAACCCGAGGGTGCTTACTAAACCTTGAAAGATGCGCTGTATCAGGATTGCCAGCAACACCCTCAAAGAACCCGAGGATGTAGTCATTAGCCCACTTCCCGTACTCCACACCACCCCTGATGTCCGCATCCAACACACGATTCTTCATCATGGCATCGTAGCCGTACTCATCTGAGAGAGCGACCCTCCACACGTACTTTAGAAGACTGATCGTGTCTTCTTCACCGACAATCGTGAGCTGGCCTGTGTATGCGTCAGATGCTAGGCACGTCAGGCAACCATACATCTCAGCAATACTCTTCAACGACTCGTTGATTGCCCGCGCATCCGAGTGGTCTCTATAGATTGCGTAGTACTCTGCCTGCGAGGGGTGCTTGTACTCGACACCGTACTCATCCTTCAGCACATCATTGCCAAGGACGAACTCACCTCTGCGGAAGAACCACGCTGCCGATTCAATAGGGTGCCTCATGATTCCACAAACCTCACAAGAAGGCTAATAAGAAGAATGACGCAGCCAGTGTCCAACATAGCGTTAATCATGTGGTTTTGGTCCCGCTTCGGCCCATTACGAAACATCTTCGAGTTAACAGCCCACATAGCGAACCACGCACAAACGATAACAATTTGCGCAATAGTAAACATTATGCTGCTACCTCCAATGCAATCTGCACAATGTAGCAAATTGAGACAATACAGGCACTAACGGAGGCCAAAACATCCGGCCAGATTCTAATGTCCATAGCCAACTTATGCTTGAACCGTGCAAGTAGTGCGAAAGCAACACTAACACCGGCCCAGACGACAGTCAGGACAAGATGCAAAACGCTCATTACCGACTCTCCTTTCAATAGTAACCTGTTGAGTAACAGGATCAACCGCAATGGTTAGAACATGAGTATGAGGGTGCTCTTTTAGGGGTATTTCGACATCTACCTCAAACGGCTCCGTCTCGTTCCAGGCCCTTTTCAGCTTTTGATAAATTGCATTACCTTGATCCAGAGGCAAATCGTAGAACAGTCTTTGGATGCCCCACGGCGAGAACTCAAACTCAGTTTCGTGTCTCGTTATCTGAGCCATCAGTACCCCCTATGCAGCAGGAACACATGATCAAGGTGGAGTAGCATACTCACGAACATCTCGTCATGAGTACGATCACCACCGTAACCGCTCACCCAACTGTCGTTCCGCAGCATCCACTCGACACCGCCGATAACGATGATGGACCCGGCAACCATGTCGCGCACATCTTCAGGTGTAGTGATCACGGTGCCTGTGAACTTGCCGTCAATGTCGTTCAGCTCAAATGGTTCCTTATTGTCGTGCAGCGCTTTGCTCATAGTAACCCTTGCAGCAATAACCTTGTTGGTGGCCTCTTCTAGCTTATCGTACTCCTTGCTGTACTTTGCCAGCGTTTCTTCAATCGTCTGCATTTTTTTTGTTTCTTTCCTTGTTGTGTTGTTAGTTGAAAACCCGGTGACCATCGTTAATGATAGTGTAGCCACTATCATGGCAAATATCCGCTACTTCTTCTTCGCTGTAGTAGTTGCCCTTGTTGTCCATCCAGTAGTACGTCAACTCACCTTGGATGAGAAAGTATGTTGTGTTACCAGCGAGTACACTCGCGCCGCTACTGAGCCTATGCAGAACCAACCATTCAATAGGCGTAATCTTTGGCCCAGTGATCATCTACGACACAATCCTTCCAATACCGTCAATAATCAATCCAAGCCCGAAAAGGAACAACGACAGCGCAGCCATACCGACAGCCACGGCCAAGACCTTATCAGTTATGTAACTATAGCCAGAGTCCCACACTTCGTAAGCGATAACCGCCAGGATAAGCGTGACAGAAAAACATAGCACGCTTGCCACAATAAGACCAATCCCTACTCCCATGTCACAGCCCCCAGTGAATAACCGTCACCTTTGCCCCATTGTGGCGCATAAGGTCTGCAAGTTGTTCATCAGCGTACTGTTCGCCGCTAAATGTCACCCAACGACGTTCCGGCCCATCATTGATGAGAAAAGCCTCCCAACCACCACAGTTGAGCAGTGTGCCAATATCGAACTCTTCGACGGGGTAGACGACTGTTTCCAAGTCCTTGTTAATCAGCTCAACCTGGGTGCCTGTCAGCTCAGGTTGCTTGAACTCCTTTTCGAGCTTCTTACGGAACTCTTCGATAGCATCGTCAATCATCTTCTGAATGTTGTTGGTCATTGGTTTCTCCTTTGTATTAGTGTTCCGGGTGCGGGTCGAAAATAACCTCGACAGTCAGGTTGCCACGCTTAATGTTGTTGAGCATTGTGAAAACGTCACAAGAATAGCCCTCATTGTTGACCCACCTGCCGCTCAGTGCGCCTTCCGCTTTACGGTTCGACAGCAGCCATACAGGGTTTGTGGCTCGTGTGGAGTTATGCAGTCGAATAACCGTGCCCGGATTAAGGATGCCACCGTAGATGATGTTGTGGCCTGTGGTGATGTCGATCCTTGTGTCCCACACAGTATCCAGCAGGTTGTCGTATGCCTCCGACAGGGCCGTGGTTTCTTGCATGTCGTTCTCCTTTGCTGTTGTTTCGTTGATGCTTTAAGCATAGAAGGGTAGACGGTTAAAGTCAACAAGATAGCGTGTGATCTGACCCACTCTTTAACCCCCGTTACCCCCGAACGTACAAATGGGTATGACACCCCCTCCCTCTCTCCCTCTGAAAAGCATATGATTTTTTATTCATTGCTTTGCATACTTATTCATGCACTGTCAAGCACTCTACCCGCTAATTCCTACCAACCTACAAACCAGACCCCAATACACCAACCAGACCCCAGACCAACCCTAAAACGTGACCTGCCCCACACAAAAACCAACCCCGGGCCAACCATAGGACCTCTAACAAAAGTTAGGTATACCTAAGTTAACCACCCTCTCCCTAACTTAGGCTTACCTAACTTAACTACGCCTCACCTCACTCACCTTGCCCCTACCTTACCTAATCAACTGCAACGAACTAGCATCAACTACAAGCAACTAACTATCTAGCTACCCACCGAAAAGCGTCCCGTGTAATTCCCCCTCAAACTCTTAGTTTCTATGCACTCTGTATTACCTACTATCACTGCCAGTGCATAAGAACTAACACGGAGAGAAAGTCTGTATAATGCAGAATCTATACACCCATATTTTTTTCTATACTTATACACTTATATACTATATATATATATTTATTATTTATATTAATATATTTCTTAAACACACACCTAGGCGTCATGTGCGCGAGGATACCCCCCTGGGGTATTTAACGTCACTCTGACGATAACTAACCCTCCCTGAATTGTCCTGACATTTACGCTACGGCTATCCCAGCGACTTTCACCCCCTTACCTAGGCCCACATACTACCCACCCCCTGAAATTGCCTCCTACCCCCCTTCCTGACCCCTTAAACACGATGCCAGCAACCTAGCACCCCCTACACCCCACCTAATCGCCACGCTATGCCCATGCGAGTACCACACTTTTACCCACCATGCAACACGTGTCCATATGTCGGACTGTAAAGTAACCACCCACGCATACCGACACAACAAAGTAACTAACGACACACCCCCTAGCCTTGACAACGCATAACCACAGTGCTATCGCGTACGCGCGCATTAAAGAATAGGCACGGCCTGTCGCCTACCCACCCTTAAACAATGTGTCCCTAATCACATGTTTTCATGTTGACAACCAGGAACCAACCCACTAGTCTTTAAGTATCGGCAAGGGAACAACCGAAAGGAAGCCGAAAAATGAAAACCTCGTTTGCATGTGACCTTGGGACGATGGAACGCCTCGCAGAATATGAACGCGACTACCAGGAACGCTATTTTCTGCCTGTCGATAGCGCACGCAAAGGCGCGATTAGGCGTGAGTGGGAAAACCGACGCACTGCAAAGCGTATCGCGGCCATGCTCACCGATATGATCGACCTGTCGATCAAGATCAACGATGAAGCGATGCGCGGACACCTTGACCGTGATCTGGCTAACACCGCCGTTGCAGCACTGACCGCGCTTTCCAAGTCAATCAACAAGTGACGGACAACACAGTCTAGCGGGTTGACAATAACCCAGCAACCCGCTAGACTGAGAGTATCAACAAAGACAAGCCGAAAGGTGAAAACAATGATCCGACTCACCATTGACGATGAATCCCGCGCCCTGTCGGCATGGGCACACGCCGAAACCTTGTACGTAGGCGAAGACGTTATCTTTGCCCCGCGTTGGGCAACACACGTGTGGAAAGCGTCGAACGGGCATCTCTACTTTGCAAAGGGTAGTGACCTCCTATTCATGGCTACTAGCGAGTCCGGCCCTGACCGGCTCAAAGAATTGTACTAACAAACAACACAACACAACACAGAAAGACAGATCAAAATGCGAGACACAACTCATGCAATTGTCACCCGTTGGACTGAGTACCGCACGCCTAGCGGGCGTTGGTCAACAGTGCGACACGATGAAACCGAAGAAGACTTCAAGCCGCATAACCTGCGCAACTTTTTCGATGCACAGTTTCCCGGCGAACGGCGCGGTTACGCTTACACCTCATATGGCTATCTGCCCGTGAGTGTGACTGTCCCTAGTCCCGATGGAAGCGAACGGCGCGTTTACAAGTTCGCCTATTACACGGGCCCGCGCGAAGTTGTGCATTACACGTACGAAGACTAATTAAGTCTTCAACTTCCCCCGCTTAATGGTGAGTGTCAAGGTTGGTTCAATTCCAACCGGGGGAACGATGCGACACAACCGAGGTGTTGCACAAACCGAAAGGCAAAGACAATGGCACACACTTTCAAGACTGACCCTTGGCACGTCAAGGAAGCGCGCGGCGCGGCATGGCATCCCACGCAGTTCGCCCGCGAACACTCCCCCTACACTAAGGCCCGCCGCGATATCGCTAAGCGCATTAGGGCGCGCGAACGCCGTGAGATGGAACGCATTGCCCGCGATATTGAAGCATGGGGCGATTACTACCCGTCCGGCGCAACGTTGCGAGAGTTCGCAACCGACACCAACCGCGACGGTTGGCAGTACTGACCAACAACCCCTAGGGACGGGGGGTTAACGCCCCCCGTCCCTCATACAGAAAGTAAAAACATGTCTTATCGTACATGTACGCTTGGTGATATGGTCACAATGCGCTATGAGACGTTCCCGATCTTCAACGGAACACCAGACTACAACGCGATAAAACGCTGGTTCCCGGCTATGACGTATTTAAGGCCGCGAAAATGGCTACCGCTACACAGCTTGTTATTTTGGGAGACGCGAAACAGATGCGCGTACTTACCAAGGCTGGGTTTGACCTGATATTCAACTGACCAACACAGAAAGACTGAGACAATGGGTATTCTCGAAAACATTGATAGCGCCGCATGGGACTTGGAACACGGACATATTGACGGCTTGTATCCAGTGAGCAACAATTTTACGATTGTTGCTAATCATAACCACCCCGTCCCCAATAGTCGGTTTGATATGTACTCTTACACAACACTAGTTGCAGTAGTGAACAGGGATGAAAACGGCAATTGGGATACGTTTGTTCATCGTGACGCGTTCCACCATTCCACTACAACTAGCCGACACTTGCGCCGTTTCCTGTCGGCAATGGTTGGCCGGGTTGATTGGGATGCGCTTTACAAGGCATGTAACCGCGAGTGCGACAAAGAGTGCATTAGCGGTAACGGCGAACAGTTTATCAATGTTAGGGAGGTCGCCTAATGACTATTAACAATGCCCTACTGTCGGTGTATCCCGATCAACGCCTATATGGTACGCGCCCGCTTGGTAGTCGGTACTTCCTTAGCGAGGGTATGCGAGGGTATATGATTACCAACTCATTCACGGGTAAGGTTGTTTGCACGTGGGATACAGATGGTAATCTGTATGCGACAACGGACGGCCTCACACCCTACGAAAAAGCGCTGATTACCCGTGTACTGCGTATGTGGCGACACACGCCGCGTATCCTATGGGGCGTATGGGACAACCACGCAAAGCGCATTAGCGACAAGTGGGGACGGCAATACGCGCTAGTGAGTGTGCCCTAAAACACACTCTGACAAGTTGACAATAACCAACTACTGACCTACACTAGAAACATAGGCACAAAGCCTACCAACAAACAGAAAGCGAGACACAAACCATGCGAGTCAACAAGAACACAATGAACGTTATCAAGACTGCCACGGCAACCAAGATCACGTTTCGGAAGATGGGAGCCGACTACGGGGACAACCCTAGCGTTCTCGCCGCAATTGACGCGGTAGTGACTGCCCTCGATGGGCTGTCGGATGCGGTAGTCATGTTAGAAATTGAAGCCTAACCCTAACAAGGGTGTCCCTAGCCTGTCGGTAGGTAAATGTAGGTTCAACTCCTGCCTAGGGAACTGAGCTAACCAAGGTGGTTAGCGACAATGATACTGAAAGGTAGAACTATGTCATACAGTGAATTGCCCAATTGGTACGGTATCCCCGGTATCGGCTTTGAGTGGCGGGGTTCCCAAAGTGACCCTATCTTGCACTACAAGGGACGGAAGTTCAACGGCAACGATGTGCAAGATGGGTTGTGGGAGTCCTACCAAGAAACCCTAGATAATACCGACAATAGCGCAGAGTGGGAAGACTTTGTAATCAACAACGCTGTTGATTATCTGGAAGATATTATCACCTACGGCTTTGGGAGCTAATTAGTATGTGGGAAGAATTGCTGAGCGTCATTAGTGATCGTTACTACCCGCTAGAGTCCATGCAGGAACATATCGCCGGGTACGTGAACGATGCGACAGGGTGGGACCTATCAGTTATCAACCCTTGGTTTACTGAGCGCGGCTATGAGTTTGTGGGTTATCTCGACCTGTTCTCAGAGAATGAGCCTAGCGGCGTGTATGTCAATGTTGAGGGCCTTGTATGGCGTTGTCGCACTAACGCCGCTGACAATAGCATTTATTGGTACTGGGAGTCCGATAGCGAGGGTATGACCCTTGACGATATGCGATTCTTGCACGGCTATGCGCATATGTTCATCTGGGACCAAGACGAACAGACATGTGACGTAGTTCACATGGCAGAATGACTGCCAACCTGATACACTAGAACTATCAAACAACCAAGCCGAAAGGTAAAAACAATGATCCAGACTCAGTTCGCGCACACTATCAGCGTTCCCGATGAATGGGAGCATAACGGACACACTTTCCAAGTGACCCAAGATATTGACGCTGAGTGCCCTACTGAATGGGACGACACGCTAGAGATGCTTTCCCTTAGCACATACAGTCGCACTACCATTCCTACCTACGCGCCGTCCGATAGTGCTGAATGGGACGTGCTTGACATTATGCGCAACCAGTTTAGCCGCGAAAGTGACCTGACAACTGAAGCATGGGAGAACGCTTGCAAGGCATGTGGCATTGACAACCCTAACGTGCGTATTGACCGCGTTGGTAGTGACCGGGAGCTTGCGGCTATCATTGCTGAGCCTAATATGGATATCGAAAGTTTCGTTAGCAACTACAACCAATGGGCCGACGGCTATGTGTGGGTTGTGTCGGACGAAACAACGGGTGATTCATTAGGTGGTATCTATGCCGAGTCCGAGGAAGACGCTATCAAGTACTACACCGAAAGCTATATGTGAGAACGGGAGAAAACAACATGACTGACATTAACATTGCCCTCACTGTCGCACTTGACTGGGACACTAAGTTTTGTTTCAGTTCTGAAGAATTGGGGGTTAGCAAGGGAGAATATGACTACGTGACACGCGGCGGTGACCTGCGCATTAGGGAAGATTTTGAGGTTATGGCCGCTGAAGCCGTGGACGACTTACACAAGCCCGTTACGGTGCTTGGTAGGACACTCAAGGCGAGTGACATTGCTAGGGAGATGCTGAGTGACGACTGGGAAGCCTATGTCAACAGCTGTATTGCCAACCTAATCGCAATGGATGAGATTAAGGAAGTCTGCTAATGTTCGCGGTCGCTTACTACGGCCTATTCCTTACCCTTGTCGCCTTCCCTGTTGCCATCTACTGCCACCTTACCGAAAACAACAACAACAACGAAAGTGAGAACAACAATGAACACTGAAGCACTCGTCAACAAGATTACCAAGCTTAACGCAGAGATTAGCGCCCTGACTGAAGCGCGAGACGCACTCAAGGCTGAACTGTGCGCACAGTTCAACGCAGGGGACAAGATTCAGGTTGGTGACACGCGCGTAACGTTCGCTACCCGAAAGACTATCAACGCCGCCGCCGTGGAAGCACTGCCCGCGTTTAAGAAGCTGCCAAAGGCAGTGCGTGAGTCGGTTTATGACAAGCCTAAGTTGAATACTAAGAAACTTGCCGCGCTTGATCTACTCGACCTGTCGCCCGCTACTACCGTGTCGGACGTGTACGCAACGTTCCGATGAATTGGAAGCAATTCGGGACGGGCGACAGTGGATACACTGTCGAACAGGTGGAAGCTGTCGCCCGTTCCCTGGAAGAACAAGAACTTCAAGAATATTCAACCATGTGGCTTGAAGCGGTACGACAGATGCGGGCCGCTGAGATTATCCACAACAACCTAGGTGTGGGAGCCGAGGTTGAACTGCCTAACGGTATATCAATTTATATTGAAAGTGAGTAATCAAAATGTTTAGCAACTATGTTGACGGCGACACATTCAACCAGCGCGAACTGGATAGCGAGGTTTTCGCGGAACACTTCAACGCGAACGAAATTGACGGCTACCGACGTAGCAAGGACTCGGAGGAAGACTGTTACAACGCGTGGGAGTATTGGGACGACAAAGGGTTGTTCTCTGACTGGCTAGAGTGGCGTTTTGAGGAAGACGGCTACCTCGGCTATGACGACAACCCGCAAGACGGAATGTTTGTCTGGATGCAAGACTACGAACAGTGTGTCGTCCTGCCCGGCGACAATGAATTGCCGTCCGACGTGGTTGCTATGTTTGACCGTGACTCACTGTATGAAACTGTCTATGCGGAGGGTATTGTCCGGGACGGTGTTTTCTACGCCACTACTATTGCGAGGGAGCTTGACTAATGAATATCAACACACTGTCTGAAACCGGCGAGATTACTATCTTCCAAGACGCTGACACGGGCAACACGTATATTGTTGAACCAGTGCTGGGAACCACTGAACCTATAGATATGGCAGACGAACCTTATCTGTTTATTGGGGTCTGTGACGACCTTATGCTGTCCGATAACCCCGTGTTCAAGACGCTTGGTAGGTATATTGCAGTGCATGATGAAACACCTGCCAACGTGGGAGAATACGCTAAGTTGTTCAAGGGTGAACTGTGCTCACACTTCAAGTGCGTCGATGGGTGGGAGGACTATGACTTTATTGAGTCATACGGGCAGATTCTAGCGGTCAATAAGCGACTAGGGAACGCTGAAGAATGGTTGTGCTATCTCAACATGTGGGACGACGGGGAAGTATATTCTGTCCTCGACTGTTCGACCGGAATTAAGGTCACTGACATTTACGCTGAATACCATGAAGATGCACTTGAGCTTTATCTCAGGGACGGGGAGCTTGCATCACTGAAGGCACGAGTCAACAAGGTATTGGAGGCTAACTAATGAACATGGAAGAGTTGACTAAGGAATACAGTATTGCGTGCGCTAAGGCAGTACGAGACGGTATTCACGCACTGGTGAGAAAGTGGGACAAGGATATTGTTAACTCACTGAATGGGCGTGACTACCGCATCTGCGCGGAATTGTACGGCGATAGCCTGTGCATCCTTGGTTATATTGGCATGGACGGTTACTATGGGTATACCCGGTGGGACAACTCTGACATGCAACGCGACGTTCAGGAAATGTTCGACAAGCTAGGGGCACAAGTTGTTCTCAACGCAATGATCTACTGTGGCTGGGAAGAAACTACACATACGATTACTTGGGAAATTAAGTAAATGACCTTTGCACCACGCCACTACCAGGAACGTGTACTGGAAGGACTGGCAAACAGCAAAACGCCGTACACGGGACTGGTAGGCGCAGGCCTTGGTACGGGCAAGACGGCAATGAGCGTGTGGAACGCGCTTAATGCTTTCGGTAGCACTATCGGGGAGCAGATTATTCTCATTGTCGCCCCTGTCCGTACTGAGTCAGGCTGGCGCTCGCACTGGAAGACGCTTGCCGGAATTGACATGCGTACGCTGTCTGGCAAGAAAACCAAGGATGCGCTCACAGTATGGGCCGACCTTGAAGCCCGCAAGCCCGGCGTGTACTTTATTACCTGGGAGCTTATGAGGTCCCGTAATAAAGAAAAGCGGTGGGACGGGCGCGCGAAAAAGTACGTTTACAAGTCCATGCCTAAGCCGTTCTATGGTGTCGAATTCGGGATGGTTATTGCCGATGAATGGCATCGTGCGTGCAACCACTCGTCGCTCAACTTTGACGTGGCACGACACATTCAGGCGCAGTACCGCCTCGCACTGTCGGCAACACCCGCTGGGAATAAGCCGTGCAATATCTGGGCGGCGTTGAAGTTTCTATGGCCTAACCATTACGGTGGTTACTGGGACTTTTGTGCCAAGTTTTTCAAGGAAGAGTCAAACCCGTTCAGCTCTTTCGGTAAGACATACACGGGAGAACGTTCCCCTGGTATGGTCCGTCGTGGAGCGCCGTCCTATCACGAGGTGTCTCAGGCCGAGGCTAACCCTGAGCTGCCCGGCGTGATTATTCACCGCGTGGAAGTGGAACTATCCCGCGAACAGCGCAAACTGTACGCTCAGCTTGAAAAAGATGCACTCACCTACCTGGACGACAAGCCGCTTGCACTGTCTATCCCAATGGAACTTGACCTGCGTCTGCGACAGATGACACTGGGAGTCCCCTCATTTAATGAGGATGGGACTGTCGATTACAAGGAAGAT